CTCATCGAGTTTTCAAGTCCCTCCACCGTCAGGCTCCCACCTGCCGCCGTATAGTTGTTTCCCTTTATCGTGGTCCACGCCGTCCCCGTCGCCGTCATATACTGGCAGTCGCCCAGCTCCACGTCCTCCACGCCTTCCACCGCCTGTATCGCGTCCGTCAACCGCGTCTTGTTGAACGTGCCGCCATACACGATGTTCTTCAGATACGCCTTTATCGCCTCGTCCACGACTCTGACCCCGTCCGATATACGCCTTCCGTCCGTGCCTATCACCAGCGGGTCCACCCATATCCTGGCTCTCACCGTCAGCCGGTCAGCCCTCTGCGAGCGTATGGTCAGCACCACGCCAGCTATCTTTACCCTGTTCATATACTGTTTGAAAGCCGTTAAAACACCATCCGAAAGCGGTTCTGGCAGTCCGCCCTTCTCGCCGCTCGCCAGGATCTCCACACTCGTACCACGGTCTCTAACCGCCACATACTTCACCACCTGCTTCCCCTCGTCCGTCGTGGCATATCCGTATTGCTGTGTCGCCTCGTCCAGCACCAGCGCGTCGCCGTATTGAAAGGCTCTCGCCACCTTGTAGTACCACGGCACGCTCGCCACCACCGCGCTTGCCATCCGTGCCTCCACGTCCGCTGCCCACTTCTCGGTCAGCACCTCCACCACATGGCAGCAGGCGGCCACCACCCACAGAAGCACATTCTCCACGCTCACGTCCGAGAACGTCCCGCCCCACGTCGCGCCTGCCTTCAGCCCGTAGCGCTCCCTTATCGTTGCGTCCGCCATAAAGGCATCCGTCATCGTCTTCTTTATTTCTGCCGTTGTCCTTGCCATGTTCTTTGTTTCTTGTAGTTACATGTATTCCTTCGTAAACTCTTCACCGAAAATCCGTAGCTTTACGCTGCTCTCGTCCCTTGCCGTCGCCGGGCTCACCTCGTGTGCCTTGCAGTAGCTTTTCATCACACGGTTCTCCTTCACCCCCTCCGGCAGCCGCAACGTCCTGCCGGCCTCCAGTGTGTCCGTAAGGCTCACGCCGTTTTCCATGGCCATGTCCAGAGCAGCCTCCCATGTTCCGTACTCCTGCACCGCTATGTCCGCCAGCGTCTGCCCGTCTTTCACCGTCACCTCCATAGCCTTACATCTTTTTCCTGCCGAATGTGCAAAACCACACTATGCCACTCACGAGCACGCCTCCTGTCATCCACACATACCATGGCACACCAGTTCCCCTCTTTTCGCTTTTCTCAGCCCAGTGGTTCAGCGTGTCATGGTTTGTCTGCACGGCAGCGCCTTGCTGCACATCCTTATGCTGGCTCTCCCTTGCCGTATCATGGTTCTGCTCTCGGTTACGTTCCGTGTTGCGCCAATGCTCACTCTTCACCACGTTGCCCGCCTGGTCCACCGTCAGCACCGTCGAGTCTTTCACCACCGTCGAATCCTTCACCCTTGTCTCGTAGCGTATCACCACAGAGTCTTTCTTCACGATGGAGTCCCTTATCGCCACCGAGTCCCTTACCGCTCGGGTCTCACGGCTCTCGCTCGTTTTCCTTGTAGTGGCACAACTTACCATGAGCATAGCCATCAATAGCCATAAAAAGTTTTTCATTGTCATACAGTTTTTATATGTCCTTGTACTCCACTTTCGCATCAAAACACGGGCACGCCTTTATCCACTCGTTTCTGGTTATCTTTCCGTCTCCGTTCAGATCTGGCGAAAAGTCCCTGTGTCCCTGTATCGTCGCCTTCGGATATCTACTTCTGAGCAGTTTCAGCAACGCCTTCAGACTCTTCTTCTGCGCCTCCGTGCGATTGTCTGTCGCTTTGCCCGTAGCGTCTATGCCCCCTATGTACGCCACGTTTATCAGCTTCGAGTTCCAGCCCTTCACACCGTTGCTCACCCTCTCCTCGTTCAGCATCTGGTGCACCACACCGTCTGCGCTCACAACATAGTGGTAGCCCGGGTTCTTCCATCCCTTGCGCTTGAACTCCATCTCCAGCCCCCTTATCGTAGTCATTTGGCTGCTCGCAGTGCAGTGTACGGCTATGTATCGTATATCTCTCATTTCTTCTTCATTTTGTCGAGAGCCGCTTCCACGTCCTCGGGTTTCACATTCAGTTTGCTTGCAATCTCGCCCGCAAGAGCCTTCTTCAGCAGTTGCAGGAAGGGCATGTTCGGAAAACATATCAGCATGCTCGCCGCCGTGCTCCATAGCTCCACCAGTATGATGCAGATGCAGATGACGCTCGTCGACAGCCCGTTCCCCACGCCCAGCAGTTTGTCTATCAGTATGAACAGCAGTATCACTGAGCCGTACACCGCCAACTTCGACAGCGAGTCCCTCATCAGCTCGCTCTTCGTAAATCGGCCCTGCTTCACGCTCGATGCAATGCCCCATGCAGCATCCATCACCACAGCAACCACCGTGAAGCCCACCATCGTTTCATACCCTGCCAGGAAGTTTGCCACAATCAGTCCCACGCACACCGCCCAGCCCCATGCCGTCGACAGCACCACCGACAGCTTGTTCATAAAATGTTCCAGTATCATCATTCAGTTTCCTTTCCTTTTTTCTGTTAATAACTCGCCTCTATCTCCACACCCTTCTCCGTGATTCTCACCTTCGCCACAGTCTGCCCGTCCATCTCCAGCTGCTCCTTTATCTCCGTGCGCCAGTATATAGGGTCATTATCCAGCAGCATGTCGCTCAGCCCCACGCCTGCCGACGGTCGCTCTTTCAGCTCCCCCTTGTGCAGCGTCAACAGCAAAGCCTGGCTCTGCCGCAGCGTGTCCCCCACGGCCATCATGCCGTTCCTCACAGCAGGCTCCAGCACGTTGCCGTTGCCGTCATATCGCAGTTCTATACCTTTCATCCTCTCCTCAGTGCTTTATAGTTTCGTCCTCGTAGTCCCCCTGGGCAAAGCGGTTCGCCGCCTTCATCGGCTTTACAGTGGTAAACGTACCCCCGGGATGCGCCACCGTCACCTGGTGCGTGTGGCTGTTGAATGCGTCCACCAACTCGTTTATCTTTGCCGTCAGCTCGCCTATGTTCACCAGTCCGCCCAACAGTCCGCCGTTCACCTCTATCCTCTCCACATGGTCCACCTGCACCACCACCAGCTCTGCCATGTCGCCGCTCAGGCTCCCCATCGTCACCGCTGTCCCCACCTTAGGTGTCACCAGCATCCGCCCCTTGTCCTCCGTTTCCGATGCCTTCAGCCGCACCCCTGGTACGTCCACCTTTCCTACCGTCACCGTGCAGGTCTGACCCTCCACGCTCTTCACCACGCCTTGGTACAGCGTCGTCTCCCTTCCGCCGCCAGCGCCCCTCAGCAGTTCTTGCAGCCTTCTGTATTCGTCCATTCCGTTTCCTCCTTTCTTTTTAGCTCAACTTAAAACCTAACGTCACCTTCCTCTTGCCGCCATCCCTGCCGAACTCCGTTGTCACAGCAGCCACAAAGTACGTCCCGTCCTTATACTCATAGTCCCGGTCACGCAGCACAGCGCTGTCACCCGGCTTGCACATCGGCACCAGCCATCCCGTTATGCTGCCCTCATAACCGTCAAAGCTCCGCCGTCTCACCTCCAGCTCACCGCGAGCCTTCATCGATGCCTCGTCACTCGTAGAACACTTGATTTCTATTTTGTCGCCTCCAGTTGTGCCAGTCTCGATTTCTTTGACCGTGCCGTCTGGCATAAGTGCCTTCACGATAACAAGCAGCCGTTTGTCTTGTGCTCGATGATAGGTCAGGTTTTCTTCCTCGACGTTCAGCGAGAAATCATAGAAACGTTCTTCGCCGACTTTCTCACCCGGTGGGTGGATATGCAACATGCCGTCTTGCATATAGATGTCTGCGCCGCTTTCCTCCTGCACCTTCTTCAGAACATCGTAGCCAGTAGCGTTGTTTATCACAAACTTGCTATATGTCCATGAGTAGGAACACTCAACACTACAGCTGATGCCGCAGCCGTCAACGACCTTTGCAAGCAAGTCTTTCAGCGTAACCTTTTGCAGCACTTCATTCGGGATGTCTTTTCTGAACAGAAACAGGTCATCCTCGCAAATGAGTTTTATATCGCCGCCATCGGTGGATATACGCTGCAGCCAGCCTTCAAACTCCGTTTCAAGTCCGGTTTCTTCATATCCGAACTTTATGCACACCTTGTCACCACGTTTCAGTTTATCCTCAATCTGCAGTGCCGCATTATATTCTGCTCCAGGCAGCGTTATAGTAGCGGTGTCGGCAAGCAGTTCTACACTTTTGTGTATCTCCACCTTGTCGAGCATTCCGAGTCGGTAGTTGCCGACCGTTATGTCATAAGTCATCGTGTACATACTGTATTAAGTGTTTAGATCCTCACGGCTCAACAGCAGCTTATAGATGTCATCGCTGTATGTCTGGATGGTGTAGTTCTGGTTTGTCCTGCCGATAGTGAACGGTATGTCCCAACTCTCTATTGCCAGTTGGCTGATGCCGAATATCTCAAGCAATGGACATAATGCCTTTACATGCCCTGCCTCGCAGAAGTTCTTTAGCCTTGTCACGTCAGTGTCTGGGTAGCTGCCATCCTCGCTCATTAGGATGCCTTCTATCCTAACCATGTAGTCATCTTGCGTCCATCGCTCTTTGATGCTGCCTTTCACCTTTCCCTTCGATACATGGCGACGCGTCAGTATATTCTGCCCGTTGATGCTTATCATCGGCTCCACGGGAAACAGCCACTCCTCAGCTCCGGCTTCTTCAAGTTGAAAGCGCAACGGCATCACCATGGGAATACCGAGCGCGTTTGTGCGGACTACATCTTCAAGTTCTTCCTCGCTGAGTTTGGTTACATCGAATCCGGAGCTGTCGGGTATCGTCTTGCCGCCTTGAATATAGCCGAGGTTCTTGCCGAAGAAATTGTTCTCACGGAACAGCCAGTAGGGCGGTACCTTGGTCAGTCCAGCGGCCCTCAACGCGAGGTTCTGTAGTATGAATTTGTTTGTCGTGCTCATCGGTCTGTACTTGTTGCTATTGACAGGGCGCGGTTCATACATTGGAGTACCACACGCTCCAGTTCTGCCGTGTCGCTCTTGTCGTTCATTGTTACTTGGATATTGTCGAAAAACTTGCCGATAGATATGTTTATCGACGTGTTGCGTGTACCACCAGTAGCAAGTGTCTCGGCAGTCTTGCGTCCTCCGTTTCCACCGTTTCCACCCTTGCCGCTTTTACCATCAGTGGCAGAGCCGAACGAAAACGAGTTGTCGCTGCCTTTCACTCCTGGAGTGGATATGGCTGAGGATTTCTTCGGTTTGTCTTTCGCACGCTCTCGGACATAGTTTCGGTCGTATTCATCTTTTACACCATTCACAAGCTGTTTTGTCGCTGTGAGTGCCTTTTCGGCGCTCGATATGCCCGTAATGTCCTTCACGCCTTGCACGGCACTGTTCCAAGATCCCTTGAAGTCGCCGTCAAAGAGTTTTGCCATGGCCTCACCGATTTTGCCGATACCACTGAGCAAGGTTTTGAAACGGTCTATCAAGTAGTTCTTGATGATGCCTCCGAATCCCTTAATCACAGACCACATGGTAAGCAGAAAGGCGCGAAATCCAGCAAACTTATTCCAGCAATACACGATACCAGCTGCCAAAGCTGCCACAGCCGTAATGACGATGCCTATGGGATTGGCGTTAAGTGCCACGTTCAGCAACCACTGCACACCCTCCCATACCTTTGTCACGGCAGAAACTACCTTGATAGCCCCGACCATTCCCCACAAGGCTATCGTGTGGAGGTTGAAAGCTATCGTACCGACACCGACAACCACAGCGAGGTATCCGAGTTCTGTTTTCCATTGCATGATGAAATTGATGACCCCAGCCACAACTGACAGTATTTTCGACAATGCGGTAGCTATCGGCGGCACTATGGCCATAAACACATCCATGAGTCCGCTGACGATTGGCTTCAGTTGCTCGAACATGTCAACAGCTGACTGTCTGATATTACCCATCAGGGTAGAGAACTTGCCACTGACGGTCTGGCTGAGTTTTTCTGACATTCCCTCAAAAGCGCCACCGGCACTCGTCGCATGGTTTATGGCGGCAGCTACAGCGTCAAAGCCTATTTGTCCCTTGCTCATCATGTCCTGCAGCTCCGCATAACTTTTGCCAGTCATCTTCTGCAGTTCCTTCAATGGGTTAAAACCGGCATTGATAAACTGCATCAAGTCCTGCCCCTGCATCTTTCCTGCTGCTGCCACCTGTCCGAATGCGAGTGAAAAGCCGCCGAGTTTTTGCTTGTCGCCCATGGCGATGTCGCCGAGTTGTTTCAAGTACGGCACTACTTTCTGTGCGTTAACGCCAAAGCCAAGCATCATCTTAGCATTGTTTTCAAGGTCAAGCGGTTCAAACGGTGTACGTGCCGCAAACTTGTTGATGTCGTTCAACATCCTTGCGGCCATGGTCTCGTTGCCTACCAGTGTTTTGAATGCCACAGAAGTCTGCTCGGCTTGTGTCCCTATGGCGGTCAGTGCGCCCACTCCCGAGGCTATCAGCGTGTACGGGTTCATAAGGAAGTCCATACCCGGCAATGACGAGAGCGAGTTCTTGAAATTAGAGAAGGAGAAGGCTTCCCGAAGACGAGTACCCACGGATGTCGCCTTTCGGGATATAGTGTCAAGCTGCTCAGACGTGCGGCGTGCCACGCTCAACACATTGCCTTGATCAGCCTGCAGCTTGATTAGAAATTTAAGTACACTATCCATTTGCCTTTGCCTCTTCTTTTCTGATGTCTATTAAATACCGGATAGTCCACGCCCATTCCGCATCGGTCAGGGTGTCTGGGTCTATGTGCATGTAATATCTCAAAAGTGTATTCAGGTAGAGAACATCACTTGCCCCGGCATCGTCGACTTCAGCCTCCTCTAAAGCTTTTTTATCTCGGCCTCCTTTACCTTCAGCACCTCATCCAGTGTGTTGCAGACTGCGAAGAAATAGTCGTCGTTGGTTTTGATTTCCTCATCGCCTTCCACCCACAACTGGTTAAGTAGCGCTGTCTGCATCTTGATTGGGTCTTTCTCCACACTCACATAGCTCAAGTCACGGCGGTTCGGCTTGCGGATGATGCAGCTCTTGCCCTGCGTCTCTATCAAGAATATATCACCGTGCTTGGCCTTTAAAGTCTCAATTTGTTCTTTCGTAAAAATCATTTTTTCTCTTTTTTAATGGTTCTCAATCTCTGTTCAAACGCTCTCTTTATCTCACTACACGCTCTTCTTGTCCAAGAAGATAAACGGAAGCGACTTCTCCTGAAATTTGTCGCCCTGCTTCCATTCTGTGTTGTCCTCCGTAAACTCCACACCCATCAGCAGGTCCGTCGTTATCACGTCACCCTTGCTCGGGTTACCGTAAGCCACAACGATGTCTATGCTGATGTCCAGTATGTCGCCGCCACCGGCAGCACGCAGCGCCTCATATTCGCTTTGCGTCACCGTCAGCTCGCCTTCATACGTCTTGTTGCCCCTCTGTATGCTGTGTGGCTTGTTGCCCTTCGCGTGCAGCACTTCCTTCTCCTGTTTCGACGAGTATTTCACGCCCCTTATGCCAGTCACCGGTCTGCCTGCAGCCACCACGTTCACGTCGCTCCATTCGTACTCTCTTGAATTGAACATTCTTCTCCTCCTTTCTTCTTTAGCCGTTTGTTGTCACTTGGAATCCCAGGTTCACGTCCACATAACGTGCATAGCCGTAGGGGCGTACCTTCAGCGTCACCTTCACCATGCTCGTCGCCAGCACGTTCTGCGTCTCGTCTATCTTGCATACGCAGCCCTCGCCGTCGCTTCCGCTGCTCAGCTCCCCGTTGGCCGTCATCTTGCGGTTTATCGCTGTCTCCACCGTCTGCTGCCAGCTCTTCACCACGCCAGTGTCAAGCGTACCGTCTTCGTTCACCTCCAGTTCGTCCAGAAGCATGTCCAGAAGCGTGTCATACGCCGTGCGGTACGCCTTGTCTATCACTCTTCGCAGCGCCAGCTTCGCATAGTCCCCCGTAGGGTCGCACGCCAGGTTGTCGTCAGCCCAGTAGTAGCCGCTCCTGCCCACATACTTCCGCGCCACGATGTAGCCCTTCTCGTACAGCTTCCTCACGCTCTCACTGGCCTCCTCCGTCTTCTTCTCGCCCACATACATCTCCAGAGGTTTCAGACTCCCGTCCTTCACCCTGCCAATGTTGCGCTGCACGCTCACGCTCGCCGCACGTCCAAGCAGCGTGCCCATGCACGCCCCGTTCGTTCCGGCTTTCGTGTCGCTCACCACGATGCCCACTCTGTCCCACGTTTCCTTTGTAAGGTCGTGCAGCTCCGTCGCTTCTGTGTAGTTTCTGCCTTCCAGCAGAGTCACCATCGGTGCATACAGCTCTGTCGTGGCCCATTCGCCCAGTTGTTGCGCTTTTGCAGCAGCTGTCAGCACGTCCTTGTCTATGCCTTCCTGGCTTGTCTCGCTCGACAGCGTGTTCACGTTCGCCACGCCCACGCCTCGCAGCGCACCGTTCTCCTTCTCCACGAGCCAGCGCACGCTTCCTGCTGATGTCTTCGTATAGTCCAGAAGCGCCGTCATCGTTGTCGTCGGGCTCACGCCCATAACCACGAGCTTCACGCCGGCACCTGCCTCGTCATAAAACTCCGACAGATGTTTCCACAGCACCTCATTGTTTTCCTCAGTCAAGCCCAGGGCCTGCACACTGTCCATGCTCGTCACCTCATACGCCGTGTTCAGCGCGAACGTGCTCCCAACGGCTGCAGCGCCGCACACCAAGGCGAACAGCCCGTCCGGACTGTCGCCCACGGTGCCCAGCTGCCCCGTCAGAAATTGTATCTTCACTCTCGGTAGTTGCATAAGCTATTCTCCTTTCCTTCTCTACGCTGCAGCATCCTCAGTGATAAGGTACACACCCTTCTTGTCATAGCGGCGCGGACTGCCGCCAACACGCACCAGGAACGAGTAGATGTCACCGTAGAATTGCGGATCGTCCTCATTCGAGTACATCTTCACCTCGCCGAGAGCGCGGCTTACGCACTGCTGCTGCCAGGCAAGGCCTGCAGCAAGTTCTGTCGCCTCGCCCTCATCTTCCCATCTGATAACGGTCGAACCGTCTGCCTTCACTCGCAGAACCTTCGAACGCTGCATGATGCTGAAGCCATAGAGCTGTCCCATCACGCCCTTGCTCACATCGGCTAAAGCCTGGAATGCCGAGAGCTCCTTGTCTGTCAGGTCGTCCAAAAGATCCGCATACTGCACTGCGTCAAGCAGCATATAGCGGCCCTCTGTCGGCACGTCGTCCACGTTCATCTTCACCATCGCCTCCATCACTACCGCCTTCGTAAACTTCTTGCGGTTGCCGGTCGCAGTTTCCGAAGTATGCGCCTCGCGCGCCGCACCGCTGGTGCTAAGTGTGTTCGCACCCTTCGCCCAGCGATACAGCAGGTTCTGTGCTGCCACCTTCTGTAGCTGCTGGCGGTCGTTGCTCAGCACACTGTTACGCTTGTCGTAGCTCAGCTCCACAGTGTCGATGTTCGGAATGTAGATGGGGTTCGTGGTCAGCTCGTCCATGTCGTAGGTCAGCTCGTTGTCCGTGCGCTGGCTCACGCTCGCGGGCTTCTTTGTGCGGTTTATTTCCACACCCGACGGGGTGCCCGCATTCGGAATGTGTACCGTCTTGTAGCTCACAAAGGTAGAGTCGTCGATACTCTTCGAGGCAAATGAGTTGTCGGGGTAGAAGTTCTCGACAATAGTGTTCAGCCAGATTTGTTTGTTCAATGCCATTTCTTTTTTCTCCTTTTTCTTTCGTTATTATTCCGTTAGTTGTTATAGTCCACACCGAAGCGTTCCTTATACTTCGCTGCAAACATTCCCGGGTCTGAGTTCTTCAGCACCGCAAGCAGACCGCATCTGTCCAGCTCGTCCCAGCTCTTGTCGGCAAAGCTGCTGCCGGTGGGGTGCTCGTCGATATAAGCTGCTGCACGCATCTGGGGCTTCTGGGCTTTCATGCCCTTCAGTAGCGACTCGGTGTTTGCACGGTCGCTCTTCATCAGAGCCTTGAAGGTCGCCACCTGCTCCTTGCCGATTTTGCCGTCGCTCACAGCCTTGTTTACGATAGCCTCCACCTCGGCTGTTTCGGCTGCCTCGGCTTTCTCCTTGTACGCCTTGTTGGCTTTCTCCAGGGCTTCTGCCTTGGTTGCTTGGTTCTCCAGCTGCTGGGCTTTCATCAGCAGCTCTGCCTCGCTGTTCACATCTTTGAACGTGGGCATTTTCTTCAGTTCTTCTAATAGTGCCATGTCTTTATTCTGGTTTTGTGGCTGCGTCTGCAGCCGGTTGTTGAAATACTGATATACCTCACCGGCAGTCTTCGGCTCCGTTTCGGGCTTCTCGCCCATGTCGTACAGTCCGTCTGCCAGTTTCATACTCACCGCTTCATCTGCGCTTATCCAGTGGTCCTTCTCGTCAAAGTAGCGGGCGGTCACCTCCTTTGCCTCCATACCGCAACGCTGGGCTATCATGCGTGCCAGGTCGCCCTGTAGCGTCTCCATCATGCTTGCTGTCTGGCGCAGGGCTGAGGCGTTGCCCCATGTACCGCCGCTTACGGCGTGCAGCATCAGTTTCGCGTACGGCGACATATAGAGGGGTTTGCCGCATAGAGCGATTATGCCTGCTATGCTCGCTGCCACACCGTCCACATATATCGTTATGTCCGCCTTCGAGGTGCGCAGCGCATTGTATATCGCTATGCCGCTGAACACGTCGCCGCCGTTTGAGTTTATCCTTACGTCTATCTTGTCGTATTGCGCTTGCAGAGCCATCAGCTCGCTCACCACGCGCCCACTGTCCACCTTCTGGCCGTCGCCCACGTCGCCGTACAGCAGTATGGCCACCTCGCCGTCACCGGGTATTGTGTTGAAAAACTTCATTTCGCGTTCTGTTTTTAAATTTCCGCTTGCAAAATTCTATAAAAATCCGTCCGCTTGCAAACCGTGTTTTTATAGTGTCGTTTCCTGATGTTATCGTCACTTTTCCTGGCGGCATCATAAAACATCGGTTTGAACTTCTACCCGAAAACATAGAACTTTGCATCCTGTTAACAAGCATTTTTTATTTCATCTTATGACAAAAAACAATATCGACAAAAAAGGCATAGCCCAGTCCCTCTTCCTCGACGGAGCATACACCCAGGAGGAGATTGCAGCTAAGGTGGGAACCACACGTCAGACTGTTTCGCGGTGGGTCCGCGATGGAGCATGGGAGGAGCTGAAGGCTTCACGCACCATAACAACGGAACAGCTCATCGCGCAATATAAGCGCCAACTCGCCGAAATCAACAAGCGGATTGAAGCACGACCGCCTGGCGAACGCTTCCCGACAACCGAGGAGGCTGATGCCATCGTCAAGACTGCCGGAGCCGTCAAGAAGCTGGAACAGGACATCGGCGTATCCGATTGCGTCTCTGTTGCCATGCGGTTCCTCTCATGGCTGCGTCCCGTCGATGCCGAAGCGGCACGCACGTTCAACGACTATTTCGATGCGTTCATCAAGGATCAGGCAGGGAGGGTCCGTAAGTAATGGCTACAGCTAAAGACAGACAGTCTCTTGCCGTTTGGGAGGAGTTTCACAAAAGCCTACTGCGCGGTGTTGAGGTCGACAACAGCCTCACGCGTCAGGACATAGAGCGCCAACGTGCTCAACTTGAACGCGACCCTATAGAATGGATAAAGTTCTTTTTCCCGGCTTACGCCAAGTATGAGTTCGCGCCGTTCCATATTCGGGCCATACGGCGCGTCATTGCCAACGACGAGTGGTACGAGGTGCTCTCATGGTCGCGCGAACTGGCAAAGTCCACCATCGCCATGTTCATTCTCATGTTCCTTACGCTCACACGGCGCAAGCGCTTTGTCGCTCTGGCATCGGCCACCATCGACTTGGCTAAGCGTCTGCTCCTCCCGTTCAAGATCAATTTCGAGTCTAATCCGCGCATACGCCAGTTCTACGGCGAGCAGACCACCATCGGGCAGTGGACTGATTCTGAGTTTTCGTGCCGCTGTGGAGCCAAGTTCATTGCACTCGGAGCAGGTTCTGCTCCACGTGGTATGCGCAACGAGGCTATACGTCCCGACATCCTCTATTTTGATGACTACGACACCGATGAAGACTGCCGCAACCCCGTCACGCTCGACAAGAAATGGGACTGGGCGGAGCACGCGCTTTATCCTACACGCTCCATCTCTGAACCAACGTTGGTTCTTTGGTGTGGCAACATCATCGCAAAGGACTGCTGCATCACACGCGCAGGACATCTCGCTAACTCATGGGATATTGTCAACATACGCGACGACGCAGGACGCTCCACATGGCCGCAGAAGAACAAGGAGGAGCAAATAGACCGCATCCTTTCCAAAATCTCAGTAAAGGCGCAGCAAGGCGAATATTTCAACAACCCCGTGGCAGAAGGAAAAATCTTCAAGAACCTGCCTTACGGTAAAGTGCCGCCGCTATCAAAGTTCCGCTTCCTCATCGGATATGGCGACCCTGCTTACTCTGATTCTCGCAAAAAGGCCTCGTCAACAAAAGCGCTCGTTCTTGTCGGCAAGCTCAAGGGGTTCTACTATATCATCAAGGCTTTCCTCGCCCGCGAGACCAATGCCAACTTCATATCCTGGTATTTTGCCATGGACGATTATGTCGCACATAAAGCCAATGTCTATTGGTATATGGAGAACAACAAGCTACAGGACCCGTTTTTCAACCAGGTCTTCCGACCGCTGCTACGGGAGCAGTGCCGCGACCGACGACGGGAGCTTTACATCAAGGGCGACGACCGCAAAAAGACAGACAAGGCTACGCGCATCGAGGCTAATCTCGAACCCATCGACCGAGAGTGTCGTTGGGTCTTCAACGAGCAGGAACGGGACAACCCCATGATGCAGGAACTCATAAACCAGTTCAAGCTCTTCGAGCTCACGCTGCCTTATCCTGCCGACGGACCCGATGCCGTCGAGGGAGCGGTCACCATCACCGACCTCAAGACGGCTGAGATGGAGCCTACATACACCGTCTCTTATGCCGAACTCAACGAGGACAACCCGTATCGTATGTAATAACAATTTCAAAACTCAAAATATCATGTTTTTATATGGACAACTTTATTTCATTATCCGATTACGACGCCTCTATTCACCGCGACATCCTCGATGCATTGTTGCGCAAGGACACAACGGCTTACGACCCGCAAATCATAGAGGTGTGCGAGGACCGAGCCGTTGCCGAAATGCGGTCTTATCTCAACAAGGCATACGACTGCGACGCTATATTCTCCGCGCGTGGGGCAGAACGCCACGCACTCATTCTCATGTTCGCCGTAGACATCGCTGTGTTTCACATCTTTTGTCAGCACAACCCCTACAAGATTGCGAAGATACGGCAGGACCGATACGACCGCGCCATTGAGTGGCTCAAAGGCGTAATGGCTGGCGACATCACTATCGATGGAGCACCGCTGCTACCCGACGACACGCTGGCCGACAATTCGCGGTGGCAGATTGCAGCCGACGAGGTACGGCCTGTCTTTCTCTGATCATAAATCATCATCAATATGGCTAACAAGAACTTAAAAACAAATAGGTCTATGCGTACCTCACAAAAACGCATCACACAGGGTGGTATGCTCACATCACCCGGACAGCGACAGCCCGACATCGTGCTGCAGATGCCTGAGGTCTTCTTCTTCGACATGAAAGCCTACATGGCGTCTGTCAAGGCAGCGCAGGGCATCGACTATTCCAACCGAGTCCGACTCTACGACATGTATGAGTCCGCTATGCTCGACCTCCATCTATCGGGGGTGCTCGCAAAGCGGTTGAGGGGGGTTACCAAGATTCCCATCGAGTTCCAGCGCAACGGCGAACCCGACGAGGAAATCAACAGTCAGATTCGCTCGCCATGGTTCAAGCAGTTCCGAAAGGATTGTGTCCTTTCTGAGTTTTACGGCTTCTCCATCATGCAGTTCTGGCGCGATGATGATGGCTTCATACGCTATGATCTCATCAACCGTAAACACTATGACCCTATACACCGGCGCATTCTCAAGTACCAAGGGGAGATAGATGGTATACCGGTTGAGCAGTTTCCCAATATGCTCTTTGTCGGAAAGGAGCGTGAGCTCGGAATTTTTGCCGAACTCCTACCTGCCGTCCTTTACAAGCGTGGCGACATGGCTGATTGGGCACGCTTCTGCAATATTTTCGGTATGCCTATCCGTGAGTACACCTATGATGCTGGCGACGAGCAGGCACGTCGCCGACTGGTCGCAGAAGCGCGCTCGCAGGGTGCCAATGCGGTCTACATACACCCAAAGGATTCCGAACTTACGCTCATCGAGGCGGCCAACAAGTCGGGCTCGTCAGAGCTTTACAAAACATTTGCCGAATATTGGGACTCCAAAATTTCAATCCGCGTGCTCGGCAATACACTCACAACCGATGCCAAAGAAACAGGAACACAAGCGCTTGGTGAGGTGCACAAGGAGGAAGAGGACGAAATGAACGCCGATGACCGCGATTTCATTCTTGACATTCTCAACTACGACATGCGGCAGATCTTCGCCGACCTCGGGTTCAATGTCGAGGGTGGCGAGTTCGTCTATGCCAAAAAGGACAAAATCAATCCATCGCAGCAAATCGACATCGTGCAGAAGCTCTCTTCCATGGGACTCCCCATCGACGATGACTATCTCTACGAAACTTTCTGCATAGCCAAGCCCGACAACTACGACGAGCTCAAGGCGCAGAAGGAGGCGGAGAGAGCCGCCATGCGCAATGCGCTCAACGCTCCAGACGATGATGGGCACAACCATAAGGAGGACAACAAAAAAGACGGCTCAAACACCGTTCAAAAAACGATAAAAAACCATTTGAGAGGTTTTTTCGGGCTCGCCCCGTTGCCAGGGGCGGATTCCGACTTCTGATTGATAGGCTCTATTACGACGGCTCATGTGCCTGTTGCTCGGGACATTTCCACAATGTCGCGCCCTCGTTCACGTTCTCCACCGATGTGCTGCAGCAGTATCTCCGTGCCATATACAACGGCTTCGACACCTCGCGTGCCGTCGAGCCTACAATGTGGCGCGAGGTACTGCGCGTTCTCAACGAGGCCACGGTCTCTGGCTTGCTGCAGAGTAGTGCGCCTACACATCGTGACAGCTTCCTCGCCGCCCTCCGTCATTCCAACGAGGTCTTTGCTGCCTTCAAGGTGCATTCCATGTCCGAGCGAATGGCGGCACGCCTCCTCAATCCCGACGGCACGTTAAAACCGTTCCGCCAGTGGGCTGACGATGTAAAAAGTATATCTTCCCACTATGTCGGCGCGTGGCTGCGCACCGAGTACGACACGGCTCTCATACGTGCCCATAATGCCGCCGACTGGCAGCAGTTCATCCGCGATGCTGATGTTATGCCCAACCTCCGTTGGATGCCAACCACGTCGCCAAAGCCCGAGAGCAGCCACCGCGCCTTTTGGGAGAGAAAGCTCACGCTGCCCGTCTCCGACCCGTTCTGGGACGAACACCACCCCGGCGACCGATGGAACTGCAAGTGTTCACTTGAACAGACCGACGACCCACCTACGCCAGAACTGAAGGCGGAGTTCGCTGGCGAGGCTCCACAGCCAGGACTCACAAACAATCCCGGAAAGGATGGGCACACCTTCTCACAAGACCATCCCTATTTCCCTAAGTCCTGCGTAGCGTGTCCGTTCAACAAGGGCGTAAAGAATAAGGCTCAAGCGTTTTTCAAAAACGAGAAAAAGCATTGCTTTGAGTGTGCGAAAATCAACGCCACATTCCCAAATAAGGAGCGAGACGATCGATACAGAGAATTTCTGCAGTATAGCAATAATACTTCTTATAAGGATGTCCTTTTCGATGAAACGAGTATGGGGTTAAAAGCCACTCATATTGACCACAATATAGACAAAAAGAAAGGCTGGTATGAGATAACGGCGCAGGACATTGGTTTTAGAAATGGACATAAGGTCATCTTAGAAAAAGAGGACCATACCATTCTCAATCATAAAAATACTGAAGGCACATGGGACGATATGCTCTTTGAGATTGCAGGAGCAGAAACGGCAACCGCCAATAACATACGGCAAGCTCTCAAGCACTGCGTTTCAAAACCAGATGCTGAAGTAGCGGTAATTTTCTTCCCGAATGATAATTTTGACCGTGAGACTTTTGAAACAGGATTTGCCAAATTCAATGGACTAAAAGGCACATCGCAGTATCGTCTCTTCAAGTACATTTATTGCATAGACAAAGAAAAAATAATATTAACAAAAAAGCCAGAGTGAAAACCCTGGCTGGAATGGGGGACGTGTCCCTTACGGGATTAAACGCTCCCCCCACATCGCAAAGGTAATAATAATTATTTAATAAACAAACGTTATGAACAATTTTTTCAAGTTTTTCGTGGCATCCAACCGCTACAAGCATCTAACCGGAGGCTTCATCGTCGCCGCTCTCGCAGGTTCTTTCTATGCTGCTGTCTATGCCGCAGTTGTTGCCGCATCGTGTCTCGAACTCAAAGACCGACTCTACGGAAACCCCTGGGACTGGATCGACTGGCTCTGCACACTTCTCGGCGGTATCATTGCCGCTATAGTTCTTCACTTAATAGTATTCTGACCATGGACGCAAAAGAAATCCAAAAGCGCATCGTCCGACTCAAGGACGACATAGAGCGCGAAGTCCGCGACCGACTGCCGCGCAAGGTGGGCATCGTAGCCGTCAATCATTTCAAGCAAAACTTCCGGGATGCTGGATGGCGTGACGACGGGCTACACCCATGGAAGACTACACAACGACAACGTGAAGGCGGGCCCGATGCCAAGTACACGCCGCTCACTTCGCGCCGTGACCACCTTATGCGATCCATTCAGTACTCCTCACAGCCCGGACAGGTCACGGTCACAAACCCTGTGCCCTATGCTGCCATACACAACAATGGCGGCACCCTCAACACACACCCGTCTGTCACAAAGCGCATGCGGCGCTTCGCATGGGCCAAGGTCTATGCTCTCGCAGGTGTCAAGGGCAAGGGCAAGCTGTCAAAACAGCTCCCGGCTGCAGCCGCCAAGTGGCGCGCACTCGCACTCACCAAGAAGTCCAAACTGAACATCACTGCACGCATCCCGCAGCGTCAGTTCATGGGCGATAGCCGTGAGTTGAAACAGAAAATCAACACGATTATCAACGACTCTATTAAACGCATAGAAAATGGAATACTTAATATCTGAACTCATACCCCTTATTGCTAAGTCCATTCCTGCGCTCTCGCTTGTTGACGAGGATTACGGCCAACTCGAAAACATCGACGACACCGACGATGAACGCCAGATGTACCCCATCACATTCCCGTGCGTCCTCATCGATGCACCGGAAACAGAATGGTCCAATCTCGCATCAGGCATTCAGAAGGGGGTCTGTACTGTACGCATACGCCTCTGCATCGACTGCTACGATGACACGCACTATGGCTCTGACACCACCGAACGCATCAATGAGCGCAACGCTCTGCGCCATGAGTTACATACCGTCCTGCAGAACTTTCGGCCTGCAGATGATGGTGCTCTCGTACGCACAGCCTCACGCTTCTACACGTTCAGCCATGGTATAAAGGTTTATGAAATGACTTATAAGACAACGGTATCAGAGTCCGTTGTCACGGAAAAAGTGAAAGTTGCCGCGCGTCGCATTTCGCTTTCGGTGATACGCGAAAACCGCTGAAACCAACGGCTGGAAGCTCCGCACCGTCCACCTTCTCGCCTTCGCGTATCATCTTGCGGATTATCTGCATGATACGACCTTCACTGATGAAAAATTCTTCCGACGAGAGTTTCTGCAATGCGTCATCGAACCGAAGTCTTTTCACTTCAGTCCAATAGTAATAGCGCTCAAACAGCTTTCTGTCTCTTGCGCTTATCAGTGCCTTGTCTCGTCCTTTGCTCATAGTCTGCAAAAATAAACTTTTTCCCTTAAACCGCAAGCAAAAAGCCACCTAAATCGCTCATATTTAGGTGGCTTTATTCATCTTGCGCCCTCCAAAGGCTCAGAAAGGCTCAAAAAGGCCCAGCACATCATCACAACCTGCAGAAGCTCGGCTCTATGCGGCTCCACACACCGTTCTCCGGATTGCGCTTAGAGAAGTAGTAGTTCGTCGCCGTGGCCTGCACCACATTGGCTTCCTTAAACAGACGCATGATTTCTGCATACTCCTCATCAAAGCGGTCCTCCAGCTCATAAAGCTTGGAGATGCTCTTGTAGTCCAGGTCGCCCGTCTTGTTGCGCTCCAGAAGCGTCATCGCCATCTGGTACATCGGGTCCTCCACGCCCTTCTCGCTCGCCTCCATGTAGCGCTTCAGGTAGTCCACAAGGCGCTCGGCTGCAAGGTCTGCACGCTCGTCAAAACCCTTCACCTTGTTAAACTTCACCTCAAGCTTGAAGTCCCCGTCAGTGATCGTGTAGCTCTGCTGGCTCTCGTTCTTCACAGCGCCATACTCGCGCATGAGTTTCGTGAAAGCCGTCACCTCGTCGTCAAGCCATTTCTTGAAGCCCGAAACCTCACTCTCCAAGTTCTCCACTCTGCCCAGCACGTCATGCATAAACTGCCCACGCAGTGCCTCGTAGCTCTCGCGCTTCGCCATGCGGTCGTTCTTGGCCTCGGTCTGCAGCCGTGCTAACAGCTCGGCACGCTGCTCCTTTGTCATACCCTTCAAGGGGTCCACTGTCTCGTTCTTTGTTTCCATTGTCTTTTCTTTTTATGGGTTCATTACTCGTTTTCTTTCTTCTTGCGGTTCATGGCACGCAGTTTCGTGTTCAGGTCTGACAGTTCCACGCTGTCCAGGAAGCGGAAAGCCTTGCCCGCTATACGTTTGTCCTCGCAGAAGCGGTCCACGGCTTTCCAGTCTGCCGTGTTCACACCCCACAGCTGCATCTGGTGCAGTACGCCGCTACGCGCCTTGCGCTTCGCCTTCAGCAGGGCGGCACGACGTTCGTCGTAGCCCGCCACACGTTCCATTTCCTTGCACATCAGCTCATACTCCGTCTGGGTCATCTGCCGCAGGTGCTCGGTTCTCTCGTTGGTAAACTGCCGCACCAAGGTCTCCTTGTCCGCACCTGGCAGAAGCTTCAGCAGCTTGTAGAACTTCCCGTAGTTATCGACGTGGTTCATGCTCCGCCTCCTTTTCTTTCCATTTCAGCCACGCCTCTCTCGCCACGGCAAGTGCCGTAGGAACCTCCCATGTCAAGCCGTCAGCAGGAAGCAACGGCACATTGTTAAAACAAAAGTACACCTCACCGCTGAACTCGCGTGCCTGAACTATCGTTTCGCTCTCTCTCACTAAGGCAGCAGCCTTCTGTGCAGCCTTTCTTTCTCTATGGGCCTTGCGCTTTGCGCTAAGCCACATTTTAATGTTTGTCAGTATTTCCATTTTCATTGATGTTTATTGGATTTACAGTTGCTTCATCTTCAAAAAATGTAAGGTCTATATCTGCAAGCAGTGTCGTTTCAAACCTAAAAGACAATTTGCAAGCCGATGCCGGAAGACCGACTTCCTGCATCTTTTCCTCAAACTTCTTGCGGTACGTCTCTTTTATTTTATCCTCTATGCCTTTCCGCTTCTTGTCAAGAACAATGCCGAAGCGTAAAGTCCTGCGCGAACCATAGACATTCGTTATTACGGTCAATATCCCAATATATATCATTTCTTTTCCGTTTTACTTGGTTTCCACTTGATGGTCACTTCGGCGTCCATCTTGCCGCTGCCCTCACACACGGGGCAGATTTTCCATTCGCTGTCGTTCGGGCTGTTCCGGTCGCCTAAAAAACCGCCCTGACCATGACAGTATTCGCAAGTATATCCTCGGCTCTCAATCCGTTCTTCCTTGCTGCCGTAAACTGGTGGCGTCAGCCATATCATTCGATGCTTACTGCTCATTATTTCTCGCGTTTATATGTTACTTTCTCATAAGTGTGCCACTGGATAATCCGTGCCGCAAACATCAGGTCGGTAGTTTCCAGCACCACACACCCTTTGTTCTTCTGGCTGCGGTGTGCCGTCAGGTTACATTGCCAGTTACCCTCCAGCCATTCGTCCATCACGCTCTCCGCCTGGCTCTTCTTCAGCAGGATGTATATCGTGTCACCCTGCCGGTAGTCGTTCATGTCCTTACTCATTGTTTTATATCTTTACTCCAGTATTCCTCGGCTCTTTCTGCCCATATCGTATAATATCCCTTGTCCCCGAAATATCGCCCCTTCGATATGGCTCTATATCCCTCCACCCATATCTTTAGCGAGGCATCAAACATCACGCTCACCGCTGTACGCCCCTTCGGGCGTGTGCCCTCGGCTTGGCTGATGATGACGAGCAGTTTGTTCGGATGGCGGGATTTGAAGGCCAGATAGTCCTCAAAGCTCATGCCCGTATACTGGTAGGAGTCTATCACCACCGTGTCGGGGCTTTTCCTTTTAGACAGTCGCTTGTCAAGGTCCTCCATGCTCTCGGCATCCAGCAGCACCATTCGGCGTGCCACGTCCTGCATCCCGGCTCGTATAAAGGCGTTCTTCATCGTCAGGCTCAAACCTTCCTCCAGACTGTCATAAGCCACTCGCCCGAATCGGCATAGTTCCTTGCACAGCTTCAGCACGAAACTCGTCTTGCCGCTTCCGCTTCGACCCCACACGAACCACACACCGTTCCGCTCAGGCTCGCCAAACGCCTCGCGCCACTCGTCGCTCAGTTTGTAGGTCTGCTTCTTCATCGCAAGCAGCTCGCTCACGCTTATCGCTCTTTTCATATCGTTTGAATGTTATTTGAACACCGTTCAAGCGTCCATCTGCTTCACTCTGTGTACACCTTTCTTCACCCTCCGCAGATCGAAGTCATACTGCTCAGCGTCCTTCACCACCTCAGCTATCTTCTTGCGGTCGGTCAGTCCGTTAGCCACGCAGATCGCATAAACGTCGTTCGGACTTGTCTGCTCCAGCTCGAAGAACTTGCGTCCTATCCTGGAGTGTATCTCGTTATAGCCTTTCTTGTCATAACGCAGTCCCATCTTCATCCTGCGCTTGATATAAGAGGTCGAGAAAAACACGATGCCGCATTTGTCCTCAAGCCTGTTATACAGGTCTATGAAGTAGTGGAACACCCTTTCCGTCAGCTTGTCAGCTTCATCGAACAGCAGCACCGGACTCTCCGTCTGTATCAGCGCACCGATGATAGCGTCAAGCATGTCTCTTATCGTCATGCCGTCAGTCCTCAGACCTATCTTCTTCGCAATGTCGCGGATAAAGTCGCTGCGCTTCATGTCTTCCGAGCACAAAATATAGTAGGCTCCGCTGTGCTCACGCTCGTAAAGCTTCGCTGCCGTGGTCTTGCCGCACCCGGCTTCGCCCACCACCCAGGTCACGTTCTTCCATTCCTGGGCGTCAGTCATCGCATAGGCCATCTCCTTTGCTGCCGTGGTCTCCACCATCTGCCAGGCACCAGGGGTGGCGGTCCCCACCTGCGAGGCTATCTTTCGCCACATGTCGTCGCTGATGTTCTCCCACTTACCGCTCAGCACCGAGCTTACCGTGCCCGCACTCGTACCGTCCAGACTGGCTGCTGCCTTGTTTTGGCTCGGATATTTCATCACATAGAGGCGCAGGGCCTCGCGTATCTGCTCTTTCTGTTTCTCGTTCATATCGTTTGTTTTTATTGATTCTACAGTTTTGATGCAATCTTCTTCTCCATCGGAAGCGGTATTCTCGGCGTGTCGCCATCATCACCACCCTCCATCACGTCCAGCCAGTCGTCAAGGCTCAGCGATTTCGTGTGTCTTCCCAGCTGGTACTGCTCAGGCGGCTGCGAGTAACGCTCCATGCGGTGGTCTATCTGCCGCTGCACGGCTGCCGTCGTGCCCTTCAGCTTCGGACTATGCAGACCCTGCTGCTCCGCGTCCGTGCCATGCTCGGCGGCTATCGTCCGTCCGGCCACCGTCCGCTCTATGCGGTTCTGAAGGTTGGCTTCCTGCTCCTGGCGGATAAACTTCGCATCGTCCGTCCCCTGCTGGTCTTGCAGGGCGCGGTGTATCAGTATGTATGGTTCTGCCGTCCGCTCAAAGCGCAGCGAGCCGTCAGTACCTTTTGTATAGAGTCTGATGCTTGCAAAGTCGTAAGGGTCGTAAGCCACGATGAAACGCTCGTAGGTGTGCTTCCTTCGCCACTCGTGGTCGGGTACGCCGGGCGATGAGCACACTTCGTACTGCCGCTTCTCGCCCTTCACCGTCACCTGCAGACCCTGGTCCGTGAACGTCGCCATGCGTTTCGTAAACACCCAGAACATGTCCACCATGTCGTGCAGCGTCACTTCCTGGGTTTCCTCGTTCACGCTCTTCTCATACATGTCTATCCTACGCTCGCCGGTGGCAGGGTGCACACCCTCGTTCCATTCCTTACGGGCTGCGGCATAGGCATCTTTCAGCTCCTCCAGAGTGTACAGACTGTCCTTGTTGGCTTCGATAAACTCAACGTTCGGGCGGCTCGACGCCTTCTTCGCCGTCACGTTCTGACCCGTGAAGCGCCAGTCCTTGTGCAGCACCTGAGCCTGAAACCGTCCGAACACGCTCTCTATCGTCTTCGACTCGCCGTTGTAGGGCTGTGTCGGTCTGTGTACGCGGCAGATCTTCCCGATAAAGCCGTCCGAATCCAGCTTCTTGTGGCCGCCCTGGTTGTCATAAACAATCTCATAAGGCTTGTGTCCGCTCTTCTGGATTGCCATGCGGTAGGCGTGGTATTGGGCCTCATAGTCCTCTGTGTCGCTGATGCAGTAGCCCAGGAGCACCTCGCTCATTGCGTCGATCACCTCATACACCTGGGTCGTCCGCACCTTGCCCTGCTCGTCCCTATAGTAAAGGTTCAGCTTCGTGCCGTCACCATACCATAGCGTGTCCCTGCGTGTCGGAAGTGCCGTCTTGTGCTTTCTGCCGTAACGCTGACGGGCTGCCTGCTCACCATATACGGCGTCATACCATAAAGGCTCAACCGACGGGCTGTTCAGCCATTTCTTCATACCGCTCAGGCTTCTTATCGGCTTCCAGCCTCTTTCCTCGGCTATCTCGTTTGCCTTCTCAAACAGCTGCGCATCCGTGTACACAGGCACCTTGCTGCGTTTCAAAGCCACAATCAGTTTCAGAAAGTCACCGGTTATCTTCAGTGCCGAAGAGTTGCCCAGCTTGCCGCTCACCACGCTCTGGTAGCCATCGGCCTTCCAAGCCTTCAGTCGCGTCTTCAGTCGCGCCAATGTGCCCGGGAGCGTGTGGCCGTAGCTCTCGCGCATACGTTCCGAACTGTCAAGTATCAAGTCCCACGCACCCGACATCGGAGCGTTCAAGCTGCTGCGGATGGCCTGGCGTCTTGCAGCCATCTTCTCCAGCTCGCCAAGCACCGAGGCGTTGATGGTATATTCCTCTATCATCTTCTCCGTCAGGTGGCGCTCCTGCCCGTTCTTGTCCATATAGGTGTAGGCTTCGTAATACTCACGCGCCTTCGCATCTATCTTTATGCTTGCCTTTGTCATAGCCTCTCGCATCTTTTCTTCTGGGTCGCCGTATGTCGCCACAAACCGCCGTCTGTACTTCTCCGGAATACTGCTCCACACATACAGTGCCTGAGTTCCCTCGCCGCCGCCACGACGTGCACACGCTATGTTGCAGCGTTGCACGTTGCATTTCAGCGTGTTCGCCTTCATCACGGGGTCTCTGCCGCCCGTCAGCTCGGCAAACGTCACGCACAATATCTTGTTGTAGTACTCCATTTCCTTTTATCTTTGTTTTCCTTCTTGCGGTTCTCTCCTTACATAGTGGCGCAGCACATGGCTTCCACCTTCTCCTGCACGGTCTTGATGTCTGTCAGCAGGGCGTGCTCGATGCGTTCCACCACGTCGCCTTTCTCGTCCTTCAACTCCAGTACGCCCGTGTTCTTGTCGCCTTCCCACATCCAGCCGTTCTCGAAGTGCTGGCGCATCATGTTGTCTGCGTCATGCACCACCTCGCTCGCAGGAGCCGTAACAAGCTCAAAACCGCCACGCTGAACGGCAAGGCTGCGTATCTTCTTTGCCAGGTCGCTCTGACCCTTCACCGGGTGAAAGTTCAATGCGTAGCTCACCATCTCCTTCGTCACGCCGAAGGCCTTTGCCAAAAACTCCCGCTGGGAGCGGGTTACTGTTATCACTCTTTTCATTGTCCTCTGTTTTTAGTTCGTTATTATTTTTGTTCGTGGAGTGTAGGGGAGTCGAACCCCACATGGCTATCCAGCGCA